AAGTTCTCAGTAGCTGTAGAAATAGCTTCATCCGCGCCTGTCTTGGTATAGTAGTTAGTCTCTAAATCCGCCGTATTTGTGTAGTCGTCAAAAGTAGAGTCAGCCGCTAAACCAGTTACTGCTGCAGAAATAGCAGATTCGGAATCTACCTTTGTGATGTAGTCACTGACCAAAAGAGCTTTAGTAGTTTCTGTCTGTACAAGAACATCAACTAAGCTGGTGTAATTACCAACGTGATTCCACTCAGCAGTATTAGTAATAGGGTCATCTGTATTCGGTGCGTTGTCAGCCGTTGAAGTGTGTGATGTATTCGCCGCATATAAATTAGTGTCATGTACAACCAAGTCTCCCACTGCATACTCTTTATCGGCTTCCCATGCAGGAGTGTTCCTAATAGCATCAACTTCAGCTTTTATTTCAGTTTTAAAATCTGAAAGGTCAGTACCGACAGCTTCTTGCAAACCAGCAATTTCAGCTGCCGTATCATTTGGAAGATTACCAATTGGAGTGCTTAGATCTGCGTGCAATTCACTCGATGTGATTGCTTCAGTTAACTGAGCAAGAAGGTATTCAACATCAGGCGAAGTTTCTGCAACAGTGCCGCTGTCTGAGTTATATTTTCCTGCTATACCTGACAGAGAGACGTTTCGAATCCAGTAGTATCTTTTAATACCAGACCCAACGTTGTCCATGTAAGAACTGCCGGCGGAACTACCTACAAATATAGCTGAGGCACGGTCGTCTGTGTCCGAACTCCAGACTTCGGTCAGGCCATGATTTGGGTAGGTATCAAATTGCTGAGCCCAAAATAAATTGATGACGCTATAAGCGCCCGCAGCCGTTAAGCCTGAAGGAATCGGAGGGACTGAAGTGTCACTCTCTGGTGCGCTAGGGCCAAAACCTATACCGCCACCACCAACACCACCACTAAAGTTATTTGGATCAAACGGCCGCGCTTTTAGTTCTTTTGCTAGGCCTGACTCGATAAGTTCCCGCAGAGTAACAGCTCTGTCTTTAGGATCTCCTCTACGCCCAAGCCGTATTTCTAAAGCCTCAACAACTGAGTTTAGAAAAGCGCGCGTAAGGGGAGAAGCCTCTGTAGGTACTTTAGGTATACCAGGAACCTTAGTCGCTTTAGTCATGATGTACGGATCTCCTCCATACTCTGAGCGATGCATACTTCGTTTATATCTTCACCTGAAACCTGTATCTCCCATTCAGTAGCCAACGCCGCGGGTAGGCGCACAATTGGCTCTGCAATAATCGCGTTGTTTATATTCTCGGGAATGGTAGTCCCTTGAACATAAGTGCCGTTGTCTTGCTTATTGATGCTGTACTCAGCAATCGTTATACCATCAGCAATAACTGAGACATCTACAGGCCAGCGGTTTGCGCTTACGCATGCCCAGCTCATAGACGTTGGTTTAGGTGCAACAAACGTTTTGCTTTTAAAAGTTGCGGGGCGAGAAATGTTAGAAGCTTGATAATGCATGATGTTTTCATCACGTATTAGATACAGCTCACCGTCGCGCGGGTTTGTGTATCCACCTCTTACAGCTTGATTGTCTTGATTGTCCAAAGTGAGAGTAGCCAGTGAATTCTCATCACCGCGTGGGTCATATACAAAACCACCATTCGCATGGAAAGCAACATAGGTGTTCTCGTGTCTGAACGCTTTTATCTGCTCAGGCCGATAGTCACCAGTAGCATCGCGCCACTGCTGAGCTGTAATTAAACCCTCAGTAAGAACCTTGCCTTGAGAACCTTCTACCGCGCACAACCCATCGGGGCCCGCGTACATAACGTACTGTCCCATGTCCACGACACTTTCTTTGTTGACACATGCTTGTGCTAAATCTACGCGGACCGCGCTCATTGCGCTGGGATCAGTACCCGTAATGAAATAAGGCTGACCGGCGGTTAATGCGGCTACACCGCCGTTAGTCGAGGCAATCGCAATAATGTCCTGCTCAGTAGTAATACGATAATTAATTGGCCAAGCGTGCGGCAAGAATGGCTCGCTGATACAAAACCGCTTACCAGTAAATCCAGCCATGACTCCCTGACCTAAAGGTATCAACCCTTTGAGAGGACCATCTGGATATAAATTAGAATCATCATCGGGCGGGCCTATCCACCCAGTACTTGGTATTACTTCTGCTAGCTGATCGGCGTCTGTGTAGTCAACAACTTGTGTTACTCCCAGATTTATAGCGCCTCCAGAATAAGTAACAGAACCGTCTGGCAAATCAACTTGCGGGACTAATTGGAATGCGCTGGTGGTTGAGCCCGTGTTAGATCGGTAAAGGCGGAATACCGCGTCAACCCCAAGATTATGGTTATCGCCTAGCAAATTAGATATTGATGGCAAGCTTATCGTGGTCATTTGACCGTCGACTTTTTGTACTACAGCTGATGGCAGACTAGGAGGGCCTTCGCGCCCATCACTAGTAACGATTGTCATTACATATGACACATCAAGAGGAGTAAGAGTCTCGTCTGCATCACCAGACACAGTAACTACTGGTCTTGCACTTGGTGCAGGTACGCCAAGTCTAAAACTTGAGTATGGGTAATGCTGGTTAGCACCGGACACAATATTAGTTTTCCAGCTAATCCGAGGATAATCCTGACCCGTCCAATAGAGGCGGTTGATATCATCACCTGGGATAGGGCCTTCCGCTACATCTACGTCTTCATCCCACTGCAGCCAGAATTCCTCAGCGCCGTTGTAATACTTATATATCGAGCGGCGGTTGCCATCTTTCAATTCAAAGACTTGGCTTGATAACTTGGTTCCCAAAAGCCGACCAGTCTCAAAGTTTACATCTTGTGCAATTTGGCCGAATTGATCCTGCAACAATCGGCTACTAATTGCTGGTGCAAGACCTGAAAATCTATCTATCTTAAAATAAACCATTGGAACCTCATTTTGCTTCTATTTTATTAGTTCTACTAATAACTAGCAACAAATCAATACTTAATTGTTCGGCAAGGGTAGTTCACTAGCCCAAGAGTATCAGGGCGATATGCTTCATCGAACTCGAGTTCAATACGTTCGGGGATATCTGTGTACATTTTGCCTGCGTCCTCATATGCTCGGAACGCTGTATTAAGACTAGTCATCCAATCCAACCACCCGCGCCCATCATCTTCTTCATTAGCGTGGTAAACGACTCCGCCGATTCGTTGATCGTAAACATAGGTCGGATAGGTCTCATGTAGATGTACGAGATTAAAATCGCCGCTCTTCCAAGCATGTTTAAGCTGAAAATACTGCATGGTGTCTTCACCAACTACTAGAGTAGTATCGAATCTATACTCAGCTGCTTTTCTTGAGTAAAACGTTATCCGCAGGTGTGTCTCCCACCCATTTACATATTTGTACTCGTAGGTGTAAAGCTCTTGGTGAGCGTCAGAGCATGCTTGAGTAAACTCGTCCCATACTTTTACAGATGTCCCTGCTAACGCTTTATCCCACCATTCTTTGGGATGTATAAATGTTCGTAGGCCCCAACCGTGAATGTGGTCTTGGTTATGAATATCAGCCGCGTTTCTTTTTGCAGATCCATCACCAGACGTAGAGGTAGTTGCTAACTCTGGGTGGTAACCTTCGTTTGGCACAATTCCGTACTGGTACTCTAAGGCGACAGCGTCTGGCGGAGACTCGAGGTTTGCAATCTTATCGTATGTCACCAAGCCATGCGGAGTAATAAAGTCATCACCATCTACAAGCACCATGTACTCGTGATCAGAATGTAAAAACAGATCAAAGACTGTGTTCTTACCTGTTGGCGCAGTCTCATCACACTCCGTGGTGTAATGCTCAATGCCTTGCTCCGTGCACCACGCCTCAGCTTCTGTTAAAAAATCTAGGTTCGTAGAGTTGAGAACAATCACCAAATCTTCTTTCGGTATACATCTAAGGTGGCGCTTTACGGCAGGTATGCCGCGGCTACACAGTGCGTAATATTTAAGCTTAGCCATTATAATTACCCTATTGGTTTAATAGGCCAAACAACGCTTTCTGGGAAATTCTCTTGATCTGTAATGTCACGGAGCGCTTGGCGGTATGCTTCAGTCTCTTCAGTCATAGACCTATCAGTAAGGCCCTCCACATCCGTCTCTCCCAAAAGAACATCACGTTTTAGCCTTATATTAAGAGCGGTCTTTTCGATTGCATGTGGAACAATAGTCCAAACTTTTACACGTTCATCACCTGACTCATCCCAATCAAAAGTACATCTTTCATATATAGGATTAAACTCAGGCTGCTCGGTTCTTACTACGGGTTTTATCTGGCCAGTTGTTTCGGTCAGCTCGAGTGTCGTAGCTGCATCGCGCTTATCCCAATACTCTTGAGCTTCTTCAACAGCCTTCAAAGCAATCGCGTGTACAGACTCTTCTGAAAATGGCTCTGGTAGGTTCCGTTGAACGTAATAGGTCTCATACCCGTCTCGTGAATAAGATACTTGTATATACTTAAGTACCGAATCTATCTTTAAAATCTCGTAATTAATCATCGATTCCTGTCATCCGTTTGATTAAACATAATTGCCACAGGTCTGTCTGAAGCTAAGTGGCTCCACATAGCGTTCATAGAAACTGCGTTCGCATTAGTGTTGCTCCACACCCACCCATAAGCGGCGGGGCTCGTTTGAGGTAGGGCAGCCCAAGTAGCAGTGCTTGTCCGCATATCCCAAACTGTGCCGTCATAAGTTCCGCCCCCTAATGCTTTGACACGGCAGATTTCAAAAGCATCAGAGTTATTTCCGCGCATACCAACGGCAAACTTTAAGCCTTCGAAATATCCACCCATTGAAAGAACAAAACAGCACAGCTGATTTCCGTCTTCCATCAAACTCGTAGTTCTTGTGATATCACCAAACTCAGCAAAATCGTGCCCTTCTTCTGCACTAGAGTAGTAACTACCTCTGTAAGCTGACCAGCCATAGCGAGTTGTATAGTCCGAGCTGTAACCAGGAGTTACTTGAGCTGTCCTAACAGATGCGGCGTAAAAGTTAGCTAAAGAAGTGGGGCCTACTATGGGGGTAGGTTTATAAGGATCTGAGGCCCAATATTCGCTCATACTATGCGGGGCAACCCCACCGAACTCGTTCGCTATATTTGCTATGGTTATTGGACCTGACGCTGCGATGGCCATTAGTCTTTGTCCTCTAGCTTAGCTTTAAGGTCATTGACTTCTTCTTTCAGATCTTTGATCGCTTCGATGAGATAACCAATAGTGTTGCCATAAGCCACACTTAGGTATTCGCCGTCGTCATGTACTAATTCAGGAGCAACCTTCTGCATCTCTTGTGCAATAACACCAGAACCTGCTGCGCCGTCTTTTGTGTATGACACGCCGCGCATCTCATAAACTTTAGAACCATCTAACGTTTCAACGTCTTCTTTGAGGCGTTCATCAGAGTAAGCCGTGACGTTACCTGAAGCGGTAATAGCGCCAGACGTACTAATCGGAACAGTGAATGAGGCTAGAGCAGTTGTAATATTGAGTTTTGAATTAGCGTTGTGCGCGCCGCCGACACCAATTTGCACTGCCCCAGCCGCATTTGAGTTTGTAACATAAACGGTAGCACTGCGGTTACCGATAAGGCCGTAGCCAGACATGACCGTGGTGTCTGCGTTGTATGTATCGTTAGAGCCAGTTCCAACGCGCGCGATGTTTCCAGTAAAGTTAGCCCCAGATTTATTGGCTTTACCTGAGATGTCTTGGTGACTAGTTAGATAACCAGCGCTTGCGTGAGTTTCGGAAGTCAAATACCCAGCACTTGCGTGGTTACCCCAACCGTAAGCTGTATTCCAGTTAGTTGAGTTGTTAGTAAAGTCACTAGTGGTATAGAGCCTTTTCCAAGCTCGATCAGCAGCAGAATTATCATACATACTGCGGACATACACATCACTGTGGTTGTAATCGATAAACAGCTGAGTAGTACCGAAGTTACCTTGGTTAGCACTTTTCTGAACTAATAGAGAACCAGCTCTGCCATTCGGCCAGTTGTCTTCAGTGTCAGCATCTGCGTTACCTGTCTGATGATAAAAGCCAGCGTCGGCAGGTTGTGCATAGTCATCGAGGTCAACATTACCAAGCTCTTCTGATGTAACTGGAGATGCTTTTGATGGGGCAGCGGTTAAGTAACCCGCACTTGCGTGATTGCCCCAACCGTAGGCGGTGTCCCAGTTCTGATCTTTGCGGACAGCCGCGGTACTGTTGTCTGCTGATCCAGCTAGCCACAAACCATCTTCGTACATCACCTTGCCTTTCACTACGAAAGACATTTCGGTCTCGTCACCTCTGGCTACGAAGGCTTCTCCACTGCCGTATGACTTACTATCTTGGTGGAAATACTCGATGTTACCGTACTGGGTATCATCTCCTATATCCTTGAACTTAATTCCAGCGCCATTTCCAGAGTCGTTCTGTACGATGAGGTTTGCGTTAGCAGTATTAATCGTCAGCGCACCCGTCAGCGTACCACCAGACTTGTCTAGCTTACCTGAGATGTCTTGGTGACTAGTTAAATAACCCGCGGTAGAGTGGTTACCCCAACCGTGCGCTTCACTCCAGTCATCCGAGTCGCCAGTGTTTGCAACAACTTTGCCACCTACTTTGATGCTTTCTTCACAAGCAAAAGATACGCCTGTCAGGCCGGTTAACTCATTGCCATAAACCTGATTCCCGCTGATTGTGTCCTGTACAACAGGGATTACAGCCGTGTGGTTCAGGAACTCGTTGTCACCAATCTGGTTTACTTTGACGTAATATCTTGATGGTTGTGTTACGTACACCTGTAGGTAACAATCACCGTAAGTGCGGTCATCAGTTTCCTCGAGAATCCTTACACCGGTAATACGGTTAGCGTGTCCACCGTGCTGGAGAACTGTGAAGTCTTTGTCGACATATGAACGTAGGAAATCGATGCGGATGAACGCGTGATCACTACTGTCTTTATCACAGACAATAACCTCGCCATGTTTTCTTCCGTCGGTGTTTTTCGCAACGGTTATCCACCCAGGGCCAGCGGTGGCATCAGCTGTATCAACTGTTCTATAACCCTTGTCGACATCTACTTTACCCGAGATGTCTTGATGACTAGTTAAGTAACCCGCACTTGCGTGGTCACCCCAACCGTAAGCTGTGTTCCAGTCGTCCGAGTCACCGCCTGATGCGTAAAGTACGCCAGCGAAATAGCCGTCTTTCCACTTGTTATTTGACCACCCAAAGCTAATACTGCCTGCGTGGGCCTCACCGTCTAATGTAGTTGGGTGAATGCATTTATAATCCGCATTTGGCTGAAATAAAAGCCCAACCGCGCCATCACCTATTGAACTTCCGGATATTTCTACGTTACTAACGGTGAGCGCACCCGTCAGCGTACCGCCAGACTTGTCTAGCTTACCTGAGATGTCTTGGTGACTAGTTAAATAACCCGCGGTAGAGTGGTCACCCCAACCGTGGGCTGTATCCCAGTTAGTTGCGTTATTAGTAAAGTCACCCGCGTCGTAAACTTTGTTACCACGCAATGTCATATCTGCGGTCGGGTGAATCTTAAGAAGCTCGGTATCCGACAGCGTCGTGTGGTTGTATGACGTAAACAAAAAGAATTCGTTTTTGTTGTCTCGGATATTGAATTCAAGGCGGCTGTTAGTATCGGCGTCAGAGTCGTTATAGAACTTGATCGATGCGGAGTCAGTGTTTCTATACCACTCAATACCGCCCTCATCTTCTGTAAATTTGATGTTAGTGGTTAGGGTGTTTCCACGGTTTGTAACGTCTTGCAGAGAAGCTGATTCGCTAGTTAAGTAGCCAGCGTCTGCGTGATCACCCCAACTGTATGCTGTATCCCAGTTAGTTGCGTTATTAGTAAATAACCCTGAGTGAAAAACGGTAGCGTCAGAATACGTCTCTGATGTAACGCCATCAGCAGACACCGTAGCGGTCAGCTTTAACGTTCCATCCTCATCAAGCTTCAGGCGAGCAGAGTTGTTATCGCCATCGTGCACGTACCACTGTCCATACCCAAGCGAGCTGTAACCAAACATCATTCGCTCATGTTGCTCGGAACAGAAATCTATATTCGGGCTTGCTGAACCTTGGAGTTTTATCTTCTGGTTATGAGAACCGCCAACGAACTTACCAATAACAAGAGGCCATTTAGCGTCGCTGTGCGAAGTAATTACATGAGTGGTGGTATCGTCAGTGTTTGAGCGTAAGTACTTAGGGTCAGTTTGAGACGTTATATCAAAGTCATTCACCGCCTCAATTAAAGCTCCAGCGTTCAGCCTATTTTCACATTTATCACCCGCCCCAAAAGAGCTCGCCGTAGTGCCATCTTGCGCGCGCTCGATGAACAGCTTGTTGCCTATCACATCAGTAACTTTACAAATTTCTGAGTTACCGGTACTAGGAGCTTGGAAAGTTACATAAAAGTAATCATTTCCGTAGTCAACAATAGACGGAAACACGGATGCATCGTCAACATCCACCGTTTGTGAGTGAGTGTAAACAGTAGATGTTATTAACGCCTTACCGCTATTAGAAAATTTTACAGTCATGTAAAACCCCTAGTTATGATGCAGTTATTGTCCAGCTAATCGCCATAGAGTCGGTGGTATCTTTATTCACAACGCCCGCAAACTTAGTTCTGCAAAGCATGGTGCCGCCTGAGCCAGCGTTAAAAATTGCTGCTTCGTTTAAGCCCGTCAACGTGCTTGGGGTATTGGTAGGAAAGTTAGCAACGTATGTAATTGATTTCCCACTAACAGTCGTTGAGTCCAGCGACACTCGTGCAGCTTCGCTAGCACCAAGGGTAGTCTCACCTGCGCTAGGTGCACCGGTGCCTGTACCAATGGCCATATGAGTCATAGCGCCATCGCTAGTGTCTTTCATGCGAGAAATCACAAACTCCTTACCAGCGTTTACGACAAGGTTTGGAATCTCTTGGACTACTTCACCATTAACTGCAATGGTTAGATGCCCTGTTAGTTTAAGATCTGATGTTATCTTTGGCATTTTAAAAGCCTCGGTTAATTAAGGGTAAATTCGTTCAGTGCTGAAGCGTTCAGTACTGAGGTGTTCAAGCTAATCAAGGTGTAACTGAAATCATCTGCTAGCGAGAATGAGTCGGCTGCAGTCTTGCTAAAGGTGAAAGTTTGCTCGTCACCTAAACTAAAAATATTGGTCTTAGTTGTAGCAGTAGACTTTTTAATCGCGTCTACAGTTGCAGAATCATCAAGCGCAAATGCATCTGCTACATACTTTACGAATGAGAAGCCATGTTCTTCCGTTAGGCCAAAGGCATGCTCTATCGCACGACTCAAACTAAAGCCTGAGTTGTCACCTAGTGAAACTGAGTCAGTAGGGTTCTTAGTCAATGTAACCGCGTCTGCATCGCCGAAGGACATACTGTCTGACGCTGTTTTTGTAAATGCGTAACCATCCACGTCGGCTAGCTCAAAACTGTCTGACACGTTCTTCGAGTATGTAAAGACCGTAATATCTGCCACGTCGAAGAAATCTGTAGGCTCTCTTCTAAACGCCACATTAAGAGCTACTTCGTCTGCTACTGAGAATGTGTCGTTTATTGCTTTTTGCAGCTCTACTGTCTGCGCATCGGTTAGTCCTAGGGCATCCACAGTAGTTTTGTTGATGCTGATTGCTTGACTATCTAACAGTGCTGCAAGCTCATCTACTAAGTATTGATTCTTCGAATCGGGGTTTAGATACATTTCCGATGCAACTACATCCTGCCAACCAATGCTTCCTTGTACATACTGGTGCGCGGTTTCTGCATCGATCTTTACGAAAGATGTACCGGCCTTGATCTCAAGAAATGTAGTGGTTGTTTTGGAGCTCATTAGTCAAAGTCGCCCCTAACTTTCAGCTTAATAAGGTCATAAACAGTTTGAACACCCCCCAGTGGGAATGTGATTTCTATCTCACCTTCAAATGTTCCCGCTTTGTCTAGAGTCCCCTCTGGGAAGTTTGTGACTACCTTTCCATTTTCACCGTCAATAACTAAGCAAACTAAAGTCGCCTTAACAGTCGAGCTGCCCAACTCTCGGATGCGTAAGCGCACAGTAGCGCCACTTACATCGATTGGAGCCCAAGTTTCACTATTGTTAGGGTCTAAGGTGCTACCGCCCACAGCTTTTTGGCTGTCTCTCAAAGTGAAAGTCAGCTCTGGCAGGGTATCGCCTGTTACTAGTTTCAGCGTTTCTGAATATGCCATTCGTTGTACCTATAGATTGTTTGATTATATTAGTCCTACTAATATAAAGCCAGTAATTAATAACACCAAAGCACAGGGGTAGTCTCTCGTATGTCTACGTGGACAAACCCTTTAGCAACGCCTACGCCTTTGAATCCCATCTCGAGTGCTTTCTCCACAACGGCCCTGCGCTGTGCGCCACCAGATACTGCTATGTCGGCGGCGATTCCCTGTGCATGGGTGCCTGGATTTTGTTTGCGTTTTTCTATGCTGTGATTGGGACTCCTGAAGCCACTAGTAATATAGAAGGGGAATCCGCAAGCCTCTCGCAGCTCGTCTAAACGATGTATAAACTCCACAGACATCTCGTTCTCGCCAGTCTCCTGACAGTCAAAATCAGAGTATTTAAAATATTTAAAATCGTAATAAGGCATTTGTTTTATCCTTTCATCATCCAAACTACCCAGCCTAGAAAAGCAGTCCAAAAGGAAGCTAGTAAGGCTGTGCCAAATTTGGCGGTACTTGTGTTTGCGTTGGTTGATTCGGCTACCTCCTCGAGAGATTTTTCATACTCATCTAGTCGAAATTCATGCCGCTTGAGGCGGCCATCGACACCAATCAATTTTTCTTCCATTCGCGCGATATTGGTAAGAACTTCGGTCAATTTATCGATCTTGATTTCCAGCCGATCAAAGCGGCGGTTTGTTTCTGGATCAGTCATTTGCGCATTCCCATAAGTTTTGATGCGCCCTTGATTCCAAATGAACTCGAGATCGCGATAAATAATAAGTATTGATACCACTCAGGCAGCTCGTTCAATGTTTGAAAAGCCTGCTTCGTTCTTTCAACTACAGACATATCGTCTGCGATAATCGCGTAGCCAACCATAAATATTGGTACAGCTAATATTATAGTCCAAAACTCGTCTTTCCACGAGCTTGCAGACGCGTCTGCCATCTTGGATTCCCAATCGGCATCGTTCTGAATAACGTTCAATTTAGCCTCGTGTTTCGCCTGTTTCTCTGCGGCTTTGTTAGATAAGTACTGCTTACCTATATTGGCTACTGGGCCGATGATTGCGGATAGTAAGTTCATTATAAAAGTCCTGTTGGTAACATGCGGTTCTCGAAAGTGCTTCCGAAACCGTCTGTAAATATTCTGTTCACTGTCTCGGCCGTAGGCCCAGCAACAGTAGCCGCCGCGCCAGTAATACCGCCGCCCCAGTCCATTGTCTGCATAGCTTGAGATGCGATAGTTACGGGGCCTGCTGCAAAGGATCTATCAAAGGCTGCACCTAGATACTGTGACCACCCCATACCGTCAGTTCTAAAGTAGTTCTTAGACTCGTGGTCAATACCTGGGATTGCCCACGCCAAGCCGAACTTAGCGTATTCGCGGAGCTCCATACCAACCATTGCTAGAGGCATAGTCGCTATACCCATCAAAGCAAATACACCGGCTGAACCCATCAAAGCTGCATACGTATTAACATCTTTTGCTGATGCACCTTCGAGGCGTTTGCCTGACTCACGTTTTGCGCCAGCAAGCATGACTTTGCCGTATGAATAGAAGAAACCTTTTAACTGCCAAGCGAGAGCCCATCTAGGGTCTGATGCCCACAAAGGTCGTTCAGCAGCATTAGGGCGCAAGGTTGATGACTCTACAAAACGTTGTAGTGCTTCACGAACCTTCTTGCCCTCTGGTGTAGAGAAGTCTTGGTTACTCTTAGACCAAGCTTGTACATCCTCAGCAGTAACACCCAGTTCTTTTAAATACCTTTTAGAGAACGCAGAGGCTGTCTTTGGGTTGCTATGATTCTCCAAGAACCTAACACCCATATTGGATGCAAACTCTCGGGTAAATTTAGTGTAGGTATCAAGGAGCGTAACTCGGAAGAAACCATCGGTAAGTTTGCGCGCGTTAGTGTCCATGAAGTCTAGCTCAGCTTGCGACATCATTACGTTAGCAACTGACTGGCTTGTTACTACGCCTAGGTCACGTGCTAAGTCGCGAGCTTCGTCTCGGTTACGGACTGTATTGACGATCTCTTTCATCGCTACAGTAACGGCACCAAACTCTTTACTAGCTATAACAGGTCCCGCTAGCTCAGGTAGTGAACCTAGTACAGCTAATGGCAAGATAGCGAATATCTGTAAAACGCTGCCCCAACTGTTAATAGCTCGCCACATTGGACCGAGAGGCGCGTCTTGGTAGCCAAGGTACTTGTGTACAATTTTCTTAATTTCTTCTTGTGATTTAGGGTCTAGCTTCTTCAACTCTTCTTCGTAGATAGAGTTACCAAAATCGTCTTTCGTGTTTCTATTCCACTCAACACGTCTAACCATGTTGCTGGTGTATCGCATTAGCGCTACGTCTGGGTCTTCTAGTAATCCTGCATCAGCTAGCTTATCTCTGCTGACAGATTTTGTTAGTTGTATTGCTCTCTCAGCTGACGCAGCGGGGTTTGTCTCTTTGATATCAATGGGGGACTCATCCATCACTGCCTGTTGGTAACTGACCAGTTTTGCCACAGCCATTCTTATGTCTGCTTCTTTGGCATCAGGTTCAGCTTCCATGATCAGCTTGATAAGCGCCTGAGGATTATCGTCAATAGCAGATAACTTCAGCACTACTGGTGCGTAATCTCGTTGGCGGCCTATATCTGTGTTGGATGGATCAATGTACTCGTCATAGAAGCTGTCGAACCACCCTCTGATTGCTATCGCGTTTGCGTCACGTAGGTCACCAGTGGGCGTATCAGTGAAGGCAAGGCGAATAGACTCCTGTACTTCTGGAGAATCTAACTTACCGTCCACCACATCTTCGAGCTTACTGAACCAAGCATTACCTTCTAGCATTGCTTTCTTGATGTAGCCTAGCTTGTTCTTTCCTTTCGCTTTCCCGTCTTGAGCTCGTGTGTAGAACAGGTCAGCGATCTTATTGCCGCCTAACTTCCGTAGCCGAGAATCAGCGGTGAACATAAAGTTGTAGATAGGTGTGAAGCCATCACTTCTAATGATCTTCTGCGCCTGCTTGATAATAGCGCCAGTAAATCCTGGCTGTTGCTTCTCTATTACTTCAGCCATCTTGCGGACGATAACTCGTTCCTGCATGGTCGCATTTCGCGCACCAGAGGCAGTCGAGCCGTCTTTAGATGTCTTTAAAACCTCTTCCATATAGCCCTTAAACTCAGGGGTATACGCGTCTTTACCAAACCGTCTCTTCATCTCAGTAGAGAATTGCTTATGGAAAGCAGCAAACTTTCTTTTTAGCTTCATGAAGTGTGAGCCAATAAGACCTTTTTTCTGGGTCTTGCTGTACTCACCGATAGCCCAGTTAGCTAGCTGATCGGCATACCATTCTTCAAACCCACGCTTGCCTTGGTAAGAGGCAGGTGCGTCTTTAGCATCACGGGCTTTTTGAAAAGCATCGAAGAGTCGGTTGTATAGACCGGGATTCTGCAACGTTTCCGAAAGTTGTTCTTTGTATAAAGCGTGGCCTATTTCATGAGCCACTATCATCATAGTATCTAATTCGTTCTTACCAGCATCTGGATCTACTAATACGATGTGGGCGTCAGCAAAACCAATGTACCGACCGCCGCCTTCTGGATTAGCTTTTAGCTCATCAACAACGGTTTTTACATACTCGGCTACTTTAGGGTCATCAAAATACGCGCCCATATCGTCAGCGTTCAGGAGCTCTTTTATATCGATTACCGATATAGGCTTCTTCAAGCCAAGTGCTTTCCTAGCTATGTTGGCTACTCTTAACGCACCGCCTTTTAGGCCAATCTGCTTTAGATTACCCACATTCTCTTGTTGTGGTTCGAACTTGTAGTCAGGATCTGCCTCATCAGTCTCCTTAGAGAACTGACCTGAACCAGGAGCTGAGTCTTCTTCTATCCTGTCTTGTAAAGGGACGTTATCGTTCTTGAGCTGATCAATTTCAGTACGCTCATTCATACCAACGTTTCGCTCACTAGCGAACTCTTCGTCAGTTAGAACTTTACCGTTCTTGGTGATTCTGTATGGCTGATTATCAGTCTCAATTTTCTCTTGTACTTGTTGTTTATTACCCTCGAAAACAACAGAGCCATCTTCATTAGTAAGTGTGTACTGTGCGTCTTTAGGCGCTGGCTCAGCAGGTTTAGTGTTTAAAACTTTACCGACAGTAATTGGCTTACCGTCTTGAAACCCTGCATCCGTATCAAACATCTCAAGTACGGTAGGCTTCTCTGGCGCTTTATCTCTCCGGCCATCCATAAATGCGCTGTATTCTTTGTTGTAGGCTTTACGTTGGCGCGCCACATTTTCTAAGAACCCTTCAGCGGTTACCTCGATATCACCAATACGAACGTCATAACCCTGTTCGACTAAAGTAGACAGTACTTGGTAAAGACCATTACGTTGAGCTTTTGATGCTCCACCTTCTTCAAAGTCCGTATTCTGCTCAATCCCAAACATCCGCTGACCTTCTTTAACGAGGTCGGTCAGGTTTACTGGGTCACCATCTACAGTGACTATCTCCGTAGGGTTCTTCTCAACCCAGCGCCCTTTGACTTGCTTCTGACGGGCAAAACGGCTCGCTTTAGCTTTCTTAACAGCTTCTCTAATAAATTTAATCGGGGAGCCACGGCCTTTGTCCTCAGTTTCGGTGCGAGAATCAAAACCATAGCTGTCGGCTTCTGGGCTTATAGTCTGCATAAGTGACCAAGACCCATCTTCATTCTTTTTGAAGAAGACACTGTTATCGCCTGCATCCTTCTTAGCCTGTACAGCGGCGCGCATAAATGCGTCAGACATAGTTGCAAAAGCGCTGCCTTCATCAAAACTAATATCATCACCGAGGTTCTTGCCAAGCTCTTCTTGGTCTAGGTCAGCAAATGTCTCTGCGAAATCTGCGCGGTCTGCTTCAGTTGTATCAAAGCTTTGCTCAGGATCACGGGGCTTATAAGTTTCTTGCCTACCAATGTTCTCTTCTTGTGGAACACCCATCTCCGAGAATCCTTCCTCGTCAATGTTACGAACCTGCGGACCTTGTTCTTCTTCGTATAGTTTCTTGCGGTTCTCTAACGCTTCTTTAATAGATATACGTCTTACTGAACCACCTTCAGGAATCTGCTTCTCAGCAGCAGCCATTGCGCCTGCAACACCTTCTTCATTTACACCTTGTTGCCAAACAACATTGCCGCCTCGATCAAGCACCTCGATGGCTATATCGCCATCTGCTGGTTTCGTATCGCTATAGCCAAGTGCTTCTGCGACTGCTGATTCACTAGCCTCTGACTTCGCTACTTCTTCGGCGACATCAAAATTCTTAGAGATAATTGTTCCGCGGCCAGGAATAAAACGCGTGTAGAAGGTCTCGCCTTGAATCTCTACTTTCTTAGTTGTATCGGCAGAAGCGTCATATTCAGGGTTTGCGCCTTCTACCCATACAGAGTGACGTGCGCTCTTTTCATCCAGAGCCGCGCGGAGTTGTGAGTTGACCGAGCTACGTGGTTCGGGGGTGCTGTACCCCATAGGGCCACCCATTTGCTCTTGATCAATTTCGTTATCAACCTGTTGCTGACGGGCTTGCTCAATGAAGTCTTTAGCTTTGCCCATGATGCTGCCAGCCTCTTTAAGAGAGCCGACTGCAACATTACCTGCGCCAGAGACACCTGCGCCGCCGAAGAACCCAGCAAACGCCGATTCACCTATGCGTAGCAGAGCATCTTGTTTTGTATACTCGTCATCAACGTTAAATCTATTAGCTACACTAATACCTTCTTGCACAACTTCAGCAGTACCTTCGGTAGCACCGCCTCTCAGAGTATTTTTGCCTAGTTCTTTAGCATAGTTAGCGAACTTTGAGCCTTCTTTGGTAGAACGCTTAGCCGCAAGTTCGCCAAGATCTTTCATAAGGGTCTTAGTTAAAAGCTCCTCACCTTTTAGCCCAATAAGCGCTTGCGGTATTGCTAATCCAGCAGCGCGAAGTGCAGCTTCGTCTTGGTCAACAAAGTCTAAGTTTTCACCAAAATTAGATCCGGCCATACTGGTGTATTCTTGGCCAAACATACCTGCCTTTGCGCCGCCCTTGAGGCTTAGTTTGTTTGCAGGATTATTGCGCTGAGCTAAACGATAGGAAACATCTAAGATACGATCTTCAAGTTGATCCGTAGCTTCGCCTTTCATTTTCTTTTCGAAAGCGTCTTTTACTAAACGCTTAGTGACATGTTTGCTTACCTGAGTAGCGCCGATTTTTGCTGCACCGGCTACTGCCGCGCCGCCTAAACCACCGCCTACAGTAGTAAGGAGGTAAGGGGACAGCTGGGCTGTATTTTTAACAACTTGCGTTGCGAATCCATAGAATGTTGGGTTTTTGGTAAACTCTTCGAAAGTTTCAAGATCGCCGTAGATATTGGCGGTGCGCTCTTCGCGGTCTCTGGCCATAGCGATGTTTTCAGCTGCCGCTTCGTCATCACCTATCGCTACGTTAAATAGACCTTGGAAATAGTCCAGCTCAGTACGGATGCCTTCGACACCTGCACTGAAGCCGCGAGACGCTACTTCACCAAGACCGTCAGGCGTGTCGGGGCCGGTCGTGTAGTCTTCTGCTTTGACGTTAGCGGACTCTTCGGCGTAGCGCGCAAATAGATCATCGATCTCTGACATGCTAGTTACCTTTGTTGACTTTTTAGTGAGCCGGCTTGCCCTTCGATTTCTTTAATAAAGTAGCCATATCCAGCGTTACCGAATATTTGCTTAAGTACGCTTTTCGGGACACTTTCTTCTATTTGATCCCCATTGTTATCCATGACTATTACTGAGCCATCGGGTTGTTTTTTCAGGCGGGAGAGTAAAGAGTCTGTCGCGTCGATGAAATCAATAGAACCGTCAGGTATAAAATTCTCGCCAAACGAGCCATATTCTTCACTCTCAGCGAGGGCTTGTATGCCCATGCTCATCATGGAATTCAACGCTGTTTTTGTTGCAGCCTTGGCTTCTTTGCCCTTAGCTCTCGTATACTCTCTATAGGCATTATTAAATGCCCCACCAAATTCAGAGAAGAAGCGGTTTTCGTCGAAGTCTATTGTTTCGCCTATATTGCCCTTACTGTCAGACCCATAAATAGCTTTTCTGGCGGCTTTAAAGTTGTCACGAATACGAGTTCCGATTTTTTCGCCAACGTCAAACTCATGCTTTTCAATCTTCTGGAAGTAGTTAAGACGGGCAGTCGTCGCTGTCTCTGAAGAGGTGTCTGCGTTCTGCTGCGCTACCCGTGCAGCAGCTAGAGTTTTGGTATCGTAGTCAGCGCTACCAGTCGCCATCATATTATTCATGCGCTCAAGGTAGGTTTTTCTTTGATCTTTATTTACGGCGATCGTTGAAAGGGCCGCTTTCATTTTCAGTTGGTCTGCGAGCGAGGCTTTGTTCATGTCCTCGAGGGTGTTAATCCCCGCGGCTTTCAGGCGCTCTTGCAGAGCGACGATCTGCTCTTGAGTTATCTCAACTTTACCTTCGAGAATATCCTCATCAGTAGCAGTTTCAGCCACTTCTGCCATCTTCGCTAATTCAGGATTGGTCTCTTCATCACGAGATTTTTGTAGGACTTGGGCCCTAATCCCATCAGCGCCCGATAACGTAGACGGAGAACTTTCCTCAGCTTGCGGCTCCGCTTTTAAACGTTTTAATTCGGCGGCAAGTTCTTGTCGGCGCTTTACTACGCCTCTGCTACTTCGGGTAGGCTTTTTCGCTAAGGTAGCTTCAATCTCTGCAATACGCGCGCTATTGTCAGGGGCCTCTGGAGCCACTGCGGCTTCTTGCTGAGGAGTACCTGCTTCCGCTTCTGCTTTAACTTCGGGGGGTACAACTTCATCTACCGGAATCCCAAGCTTGCGGCCTTCATTTTGTAAAATTGCTAGCTGCTGATCGTAAGGGACTCCAGCTAACTGCCGCTTCATTTTTGTAACAATGGCAGGTGCTTGTTCAGGCGAGAGCGAGTAAATCATTTGCTCCAGCTCTTGGGTTAAACCGCCGACAATATTATTTATTTTTAGGTTGTTGCCTTTTACCGATTGATCACTATCAATAAGGTCGTTCTTTAATTGCAGCTCTCTTTTGAGGCCACTTACACCTTTTTTATTCATTGATTGGTTGTACTGGTTGGCCATTAGGCCAGATATCTCCATAGGATCACCAAACCCAACCTCGGCATCATCGCCGCCTTTGCGATCTACTGTCAGGAATCTGTTTTTCCCTTCGTCACCCTCGTAGCCACCTTGCAGGGTGACAGTACCGTCAGGGCCAAGCTGCGCCCCTTTAAATGAAAAACCTGGATTTTTTTGCGCTGCAAAATCTTCGTTACCCAGTAGTGCCGCAAGTTGCGACAGCTTTGGATCAATTGTTCCGCTGGCAACGTTCTTGTTCCAAAGCTCAGATAGCTTGGCCGGATCAATTTCTTCGCCAGACGCATCGCTAGTTATACCTAAGTCGGTTGCAAGGCCGGTGATTACATACATGTTATCCAGATTGCTTTGGCGATCACTAAGGTCTTGTGCGGTGGCAGTCTGCTGCTGTCTGTAATTTCTATCGTCTTCTTGGCCGCGTGCATAGTCGCCGGCTAGAGCGCCCTGCATTAAAAAATCTATTGGGTTAGACATGTATTTATTCTCTTATCAAGTTAAAGCATGAATATCGCAGCGGCACCAAGAGTGCCAAGCATGCTGTATGTCTGAGCTTTGTGTTGAGCTCTAGCGCTCTTAAAAGCAGATTCGCGTCGCTGTGCAGCTGCCGCGGCGTTACCGAGCGACGATAGGGAAGAGCGATTTACGCCTTGCCCAATATCAATAAGGTCAGTCATCAACGCTCTGTTAGCATCTTTCTGGGCAACACGAGCATCATTAACGCCTTGTACGCCCGCTAAGGTAGTACCCATCTCTAACTGTCGTTCTTGTTGTTGGCGCTGTGCGGGTGTTAGTGCCGCGCCGTATCGGTCCGCGTTACGGTCTGCGATGCCGGTCATAAGAGCGTTTGAGTTATCTCTGTCTTCAACAGCCTGATCAATTAGGCTCGTATCGGTCTTCGCTTTTTCTAAAAGCTCCATCTCGATAGGCTTAATATTAGATGTGTAATTGTCGTATTCGGCTTGTGTAATTGCCGCAGAAGTCGCCTCAGGGTCAACTTGACCATTCTTGTAGACTGTTAGATCGCCTTCTCTCTGACCGTAGAAGCCTTTTGCGTTTCTAGCTTCTTTCGAGTCATAGGCTCTGAACCCTCGGCCACGGTAGCCCCCGACATATTTTTGTCGTTTAGTACCGTATTTATCTTCGTAGAACTCGTAGTTTTCTTTGAGGGCGTTGCCTCTGTAATCTACTTCNNCTCATTACTTGGCCGCCTTATAATAGTCTTTGAATTTGTTCCACGACTCGTTTTTGTCGCCCATACCTTTATCCAAAGCAGCACCGCCAACCTTCATAGCTGCCGCCAGGCGTGCGTTCTTGAGCATCTGCTTATTCTTCGCATCTGCGAGGGTTCGGTTAGTACCAATATTCGTAAGCGTAGACATGGCTTGCGCTGAAGTAGCACTCTGGCCTTGTGCAGAGCCTATGGCCGCCGTACCGCGTTTATTCTGTATATCCAAAGCACCTGAACTCGCTTTACCTAATGTGCCTTGATATGCGCTAGATAAGCCTTCGACGTAGTCGCCAGCTTGCTGGGTCTGGCCGTAATTTAGGTTGGAGGTCAAACCCTGCATCACATCAGCATTACCGCGCCCTCGAGCTAGGTTGCTAATGTCGTCAGATAAAGAATCCCTAAGCTCCATTTCATTGAGCGGCGCGTAATTTTTATTAAAGTGCGAGGCTCTTGCGGCCGCGATACGCGATTCAGTCTTCTCAGCTTCTGAAGGTTTGTACTCTTCTTTTTTTGGTTTGCTACCCATTACACTTCTCTCGTATAAACCACTGTGTCTTTAGTCCAGCCATCAGCTAGAAAGTAGTCTTCTAAGGCCGATATAGGCGTTCGTGTTTCAATACTTTTATAACCATGCTCTTTAGCAACTTGCTCAAAAAACGGTAGGTATTTCACAGCGCAGTTATCTCCGCGCTTTTTAGTCCAAGCTAACCAGAGCAGTAGGGTTCTAGCCCCTGTAAACTGGCACCGTTCTGAACTGGTTATTACAAACCCTTCTGGGGCAACCCAGAGATGGGCTTCTTCTCCCAGACACGCTGCATAAACATCTTCTGGTCTGAACGTGAGCTGAGGCTGTTCAGCTAATATCTCGTTAATCCCTACTTTCACTGCTTCCCAATGTTCTCTTATTGGGACAATGACTGGATTAACCACCTTGTCCGTACCGACGACCTCTAGTTCGCCATGCTCCTGACTGTCCGCCATATTTCACCTTCCTAGATACTGCAGTGTCGCCTTGCCGAGCTCTGCGCTCCGCGGTTTCAACACCTTGATTAAATAATTGTCCGTACACACCAGCCGCGCTCAAGTCAGCCCATTCTTTGTTTGGCATTCTTAGCAAGCGGAACAGTGTCCCGTTTATGATTGTGTCTCTGTAGTTGTTCATTACATCGTCGTCGCAGCTAGCGCTGTTATAAGTCGGCTTTAGGACAGCCTTTACAATAGTGCTCCCAACATCAGTGCTTGTAGGGATGGGTGCTACATGGACAAGTCCCGAGCTCTGCTGGATGTAATACAGTGGTACGCCTGCTGATTGACGCCAATTGGGGAGTCTCTGCTCTAATAGAGTTGAGGTAATTGGCTCTAGATCTTTGCCTTTATGAGTGATCCATAAGATCTTCTCTACGGTCGTCCCATTAGGGGCTTCAAGATCATACTCGTAGATATTCTTAACCGTAGTTACAGGGTCTAACTCAAGCTGGTATGCCTCAGTTTTCTGACAGAACTCGATAACTGCTGATCGAATAGTGTTTTCGACCAGCGTATCGGGACACCCTGGAACCATAGGGAGAATCTCTGGGAGTAGCGCCTCGTAAGGGATCGCCATGTTTTACACTCCTACTGGTGGTGCGGCTTGTCTGCGCTCCATGTTCGGGTTGGTCAGTGCGTCTACTGTGCCTTTGCCAGTTACAGAAGCAGAGAACAGTTGGAAATGTGTACTAGCACGTTGTGCGTTACCTGCGAACTCCGCGTCTTTCATATAAGCCATGTAAAGAACATAGTTAAGAATGGCGTTAGCAAAGATATCTGGGATAGACAAATTGTCGCCCTGATCTACAACACTTGGGTTAGCTGAGTAGATAATCTCCAAATACGCGCTGCCTTGAACCCCTGGATAAACATAGAAGTTACGAGGGTTGGCTTCATCGTATAGGTAGTGCTTAACAACAGCAGTGTGGGCTGCATCGCCAGTAACACTGGGGTCATGCCAATCGGGGGTCTGTGCGTCCAAGACTTCGCGGTTAACAAGACGAACAGATCTTTTTCCTGTGCCGCCGGAAGCAGCGGACATGTTTCGTACAACCTTAAGCAGTCTATTGCCGTCGTCGGGGATTGATTGTTTTGTACCCGCCACAAGCGATACAGTCTCGTTCGCTGCCGACGCGTCTGGTTTAAGTAGCGCGATCTCCCGCTGCGCGTCATTTACCCAAAGTACAAGCTCATCAACAACAGGCCATCTAACGCCGGTTGTGTCTTGTAACACTGTTTGTACTCTATCGATTACGCTTTGAACTGTGACTGCCATAATATTTGCCTATGAGTTAAGTATTGATTCCCAAGCTGCTTCACGTTCTTCTGTGCCTACAGAGCGGCCAACTACTTTGTTAACAACCGCGGCTTTGGGGTAACCATCTTGTTTAAAATTCTTTGGGTCGCCTTCGTCTAACATCTTCTCTAGGGCAATAACTAGGTCATCACCTAGAGCGGTTGTTTCGACTTCAACAACTTCTTCAAATTCAGCAATTTCTGCTTCTTCAATCTCGACATATTTGTCGTTGTATTCTTTTGCGCCAGCTTGGATTGCGAGGAGACCGACGCTATCTGCGACTTCTCTTGGCACACCTGCTTCAAACCTGACTACTACTCCACTTAAGGTCGCCACTCGTAATGACTCACTACTTACAATCTTCATGATTAAGTCCTATTTAGTTTTGGTGTTGTATTTCTTACCGTTCCAAGTGAACGTTTTGTATCCAGACTTTTTCGCGTCAGAGAAAGCTGATCTAAAGCTCTTCGCTGCTGCTGATTTCTTTTTGTAAGTCTTATAAGTACCGGCTTTTGTTTTAACGCCACCAGTAACATCTTTTTTCATGCTGACCGCGCGCGCTCTAGGGTTCTGATTTGTAGCCCCTGGTGCTGCATCGTAATCACGGTTTGTCTTGGTGTTTACGCTTGCTTTCGGCGGATTCTTAGCCTGAGTAACTTTTGGCTTAGCCTTTGGGTAAGGTTTCTTCTCAGCAGTAGTTTTCTTAGCTGCTGTTCGTCTGCCTCTGCGTGTTGATGCGTACTTCATCTCATGCCCTCAAAGTAAAAAACCCCCTCCGAAGAGGGGGCGTTTGTCTTACTGTGCTGTATCTAGTGCGATCACACCGAAGTCTTCAACAGCGCCTGAGATATCGCTGTTGTACTTAGGCTTACGAAGACCGAAGATCTTGCCTACTGAGATACCTGACTGGTTGCCATAGTCGAAAGTATCTTCAACCATTTCAGGCAAGCCGATGTCAGCTAGTGCGAGAGCTTGAGCACCGCAGAACAATGCACGGCCACCGTTGATGTCGCCTAGAGCGCCCCACTTCTTACCAGCTACGCCAGCATCAGCAGCTGTAGTTCCAGCAGTTGCGCCAGAAGTGTTAAACACGTGACGGAACTCATGGATCATCACGCCGTCTACCATCAAGCTTGAAGTACCAGCGAACAAGCTGTTAGAAGCACCGCGTACACCAGCGTTACGAACGTTAGCAATGAAGTCAGTGTCTAACTTCAAGTTAGCCATTTGCTGTGGAGTAACGAACATGTGGAATGTTTCTTGGTTACCAGCACCACGAATACCACGGATGTAGTTATCTTTAGCGTAAGCTTTCAAGTTAACGATTGAGGCATAGCTCAATTTGTCAGCTGCAGTAATTTCAGTAGTGTCACCAGCTACTAGATCAGCACCAGAAATACGTAGGTGACGACCAGCACTTGGAGCAGTTACGTCTGAAGCGAACTCAAGCCCAGACAGTACGTCGCCTGTTACTGCAGTCGCGCCTCGGAGAGCACCATTGTTTTTGAAGTTATAACCAACGCCAGAAAGAGTTAGGAATGCTAACTGGTCACAACGGTCAG